AAAATCTTTTTTGTCTTCGATGTAGTGACCTACGATAGGGCTACCAGGTAGCGTTTCCGCCATCTTTGTAGCAACTTCTTTTGTAATGAAGCTTCCATTTCTATTGGCACCAACGTAAAGCACCTTAATCTCACATTTGGAGATTAAGGGACTTACAGAAGTAACATTTATAAACTCAGGGTCACCAATGCATTGCATATTGAGATAACTCATTTGTTATACCCTCCTATGATTGTGACTCTATATTTTGTAAAGTCTTGGTTGACTTTTCGTTATCAGGTTTTTCTGGTCTACCAGCTCCTACACCATCAGTTTTTTCTTGTTTAGGTGCGGAGGTTGGGTTTACTGTTTTCTCCTCCTTAGGAGGTTCAATCGTGATACCCTTACCACCGGTCGCCGCACTTTCTAAACCTTTTGAACCTTGTGTTGCAAGAACTTCCGCATTCATTACGTTAGAACTTAGAGGTGGGATGAACTTAGTTACAAGGTTAAGAACATCATTCTCAAAGTAAGCTGTAGCTAAAATACTGCTCTGACTCTGACCTAATGCAATAGCAGGTAACATCTTAGAGAAACCAAGTTGTGTCTGCTCTTTATAAGCCTTAGCCATCTTTTCGTAATTATACCAAGTAGTTAAAAGTATCTGTATTCCAAAATTAACTTTATTTTTAATATCAAAAGCTTTAATTGTTCCATTTAAGAAATCTTGGAACTGTAAGATGAGATTATACATTGTAGACTCATCGTTAAGCTCTGAGTATGTTAAAGCAATATTACCAGTACTGTTAAACATTAACTGTGAAACACCACTTTCATTGTAAACCTGTCTTTCAACAGTTTCAAGGTCATCATTCTGAACTGAACGGTCACTTGATAAGTCTTCTACATCAACTTCCGCCATTGTAGTAAGAACGTTTACATTGATTGCTTTTGATAACATATATACCGCATTGTTGTGGAACTGTTGAATTTCTTCTTCATCAAAAATCATTTCACCATTCTTATCTAATGGTAATTTTTGAACAACAATTTTTAACAAGTCTTGTAACATTCTCTTCTTGTTAATACCCTGTGCTTCATCTAGGTCGATTAGCATAGGAATAACAGAAATGAATAAAGGAATATCATTATCAGTTGCCGAAAACTTAACAGTACAATTTGGGTCTAGCACATACCAGCCATCTGGTCTCTTACCAAGAATATCTGGTTGCGATTTATGTTTATAAGCTAAATATCCTTTGGCAAATTCCTTTGGGAAGATTTTTAAAATCTTCATTCTTTGCTGAACGTCAGGGAACTTGTCATCAAAATATCTCATATTAAACTCAATAACTGGGTTCCAGTCTTTATCTAAAATCCTAGAACGACAATAATTAGGGTCAAGCTCTTGAAGTCCTATCGAGTTCTTCATTGGAACTTTATATCCATAATAAACACCCTCACGTAATACCTTAAAAGCAATATCACCAAAGTGTCTTTTTACATTAAAGTTATCAAAGTATCTAAGAGACTGTTGGAAATTTTTAACAAGCTTCTTAGTATCTACGTTATCGTCTAATACATAAGGTGTTACGTACCAATCATAACGATACATATTAGCCATATAACGAAGTATTCTTGAATAAATACCACTTACCGCACAAAAATAATTAGAAATCTCTCTTAATTTAGTAACATTCTTATCAGCAATAGCTTTTATTACTACTTCTTTTGTTGCTAGGTTAGGTTTGATTTTTTCATTTGTACTTAACTTATAAGTAGCATCCTCAACTTCTTGGATACCCATTTTTATTTTATTAAAGTCTAAGGAGATTTTTTGTTTAATTTCTTCTTTCTTTAGTTCATCAAGTCTATTATACAAAGAATTCTTACCCCCTTACTTATTTTATTATACCAAAAATTTTGGTAAAAGTCAACCTTATCTTAATTATAAGCCGCATTAACAATATAATCATAATCAACAAGAGAAATGTCCCAGTATGGAATAACTAGTAGTTTATACCCATGCGCACGACAATAATCCACTTTTCTCTTATCGTTATGCTGTTGTTGTAATAATCCTTTTTTTCCTCCATATAAGTTGCGGGATTCATAGTGTTGCGCTCCTTGATATTCAATAAGGAAGTCTATGTCTCCTTCATCGGTAAACACTGCAAAGTCAAATCTCAGTGCTCTACCAGATTCCGCTACTAAGTCTGGAAAGGTGTATTCCATAGCAAAGGAGAAGCCATTCTCTTCTAAAATCTCTTCAATTTTAATTTCTCCACGAGAAGCTCTCATATGTTTTTCCTCCTATCCATACATGATATGAAAATAGGGCAGAGTGCTTGAAACGACTCTGCCCAAAAATCTCTACGTAAACAATGACAATTTAGCCACGTTAATTCTTTTCCTCTTTTTTCCGTCCTCTTGCTTTTTAACATAATATAAACCATATTCCAATGCGGAAAATCTATCTTTAGGGATTTTCTTTGCAATAGGTTTTAATCTAATGTTAAGAGAACCGCCGCTTATGTCAGACTCTTCTTTAAGGTTCATCATCTGCTCCTTGAGGATTGAAGTAAGTACATAAGGTTGAATACGACCTATACGTTCCTCTTCTTTCATATGCTGACCTCTCTTAGTCTCCATAATTTTTAACTTAGCCTCTCTCTCATCAATAAGGAACTTAATTTTCCTATTAACTAACTGAGCCTGTAAATAACTATGAGCTTCAGTGTTGAAAGGTAAGTTGGCTTTAATTATATAAATAGCGTCTTTTACGACATTATCACCTTTATTAATTTGTCTATAAGGTTCAATAGCTTCTTCATGGTTTCCGCCTTCCACTCCAAAAGGTGGTAATTCTTCGTTAGTTTCAGGGTCTACTTGTCCTTTTGTTAGGAAATCGATTAATCCCGCGCCAACACCGTTACCATCTATTACAAGGGAACGCGCTCTATACTTGAAGAATAACTTCTTAAGCTTGATACACTGGTCCTCGAAGTCCGCACCTTCCATTGAATAGAAACATACGCAGTTCTTGATAGCAGGCCCCTGTGTTTGTGGGATAACCTTAATTACTGCCACTTCTGATGTACAACCAAAACGACCTACATCGACTCCAAGAACATAGTAAGCATGTTTTACCTTCTCATTGTATTCCCATTCAGGTAGATTTAATACTCTACACTTATCAAACGCCTCAGAAGAATAATAGCATCCTTCAGAATCACCAGCCCATACACTACGATATTCTCTATCAAATGAACTCTCATTAAAGGTACCTTCTAGCATAAGCTTTGTAACAAAGTCCTCTTCTAGCAAGCCTTCCTTAACAGGTGTGTCGAATGTACCACCCATTACGCAGTATTGCTCAGGGTCAATCACCGCATTGATAAGTGTATCTATCATCTGGTCATAAGGGAATGTTCCCTTCCATCCAGCTGTAGTGATGAAAACCTGTGATTTATTAGCCATTTCTTTTGGGTCTCTTGTTCCATCAGGTAAATATCTATCTACGTTAGTTGTAGGAACGATAATTTCATGTAGGATGTCGCCATCCATAAGAATACTTTCCTCAATAACGATAGCATTTCTACGCTGACCTCTGGAACTTTCCTTCGCAGCAAGAATATCAATATATGAACCATTCTTAAAGATATACTTAACTGTATCTCTTGACTTCTTTGAAGCACCTCTTGACCAGTCAATCTCATTGGCGAGCGCAGGTATCATTCGGCAGATTTCTTCTATCTTGGCGATAGTGATAGATGCCGCCTGCTCCTTACCACCCGTAGTAACTGAACACTGTAGGTTAGGGTACAGTATACACTTTATCATCAGACTCATCATAGTTAAGAATGACTTAGAGTAGGCACGTGGGAACGTAGCGTACACATAGCGGTGACGCATTACCGCACGGAGGAATACTCTCTGATATGTATAAAACTTAAATACACAGTCAGGACCTTTTAAGTCATCTATAAATAAGTCTGGATAAACTCTATAAAAAGCTATCTTTTTTCTAATCTCATACATACAAGTCAGAAGTCGCTCTTCAGTAACTTCTGTCTTGTGTAATGTAGAACCAACAAGAGGAGTAAGAAGTGGAGAATATTCATATT